GACAGGGATTTGGAGGAAATAAAAAATCTCATTCGCGGTCGTGCACAGAAATGGCGAATGAGAGCGTTTTACCCTAAGGATCAACAAAGTTTACATTTCTCCTTTCATTCGCTATTCTCTTGAGAGTCATGAGTCTCATTGTGAGACATTAAGAGAATATAAAATGGCGAATGAAGGGAGAAATGTAAAGTTTGCTACTATAAGAAGAAAACTTATCTCATTCGCCATTTCTCTGCTTTTTCCGCAATTAAGGTAGAGTGTCCAAATCGCAAACCAAGTCATGTCAAGGGATTACAAGGAACTGCCTCCGCTCTGGTATTTACAACAGCAATTTCAGCTGTCAGAAAAATACCCGAGCGGTCTGGAATGGCGCGTCAAACGGGCTGGTTACCAAATCGGGGATGCTGTGGGATGCAAGCACCGCACCAATAACCTGTACACGGTCTACGTCTGGGGCGAGAAGTACCTGGCCCACCGCATTGTCTGGTACCTACGCACAGGTCAATGCCCAGACGGCCACGCAGTAGAGCACGACGACTCAAACCCAGGTAAGGACAATCGCCTGGGGCTACGGGTCAGCTATGTGGCAAACAAAAAGCGCACCCTGCTGGTAAGGGAGACTGCATCATCAAGTCCCACTGAGACAAAAACTGAGACAGCGCCGACGACCAGCACACGGATTTTTAAATACGTTCACGACATTGACGAACTTGACGAGTCTCAACTTGAGTCTCATGGGTATTACCGTGGGTATCCCTGTGTGCACGGCCATCGCATCCGCCATCATCAAGAGCATTGGTGTTTTCACTGCATCATGAAGATTCAAACCAATGTCTGTGGGTTTGATCTCAATTACCTGCACATTAACTACAAGGAACGCTACCGGAAGCTCTGGAAAGCTATCGACGTGGGTGCTCCAGAAGACTGCTGGAACGTACGTTTACCTGGCAAGGTGGGTCCCAAGCGCCAGTGCTTCCCCTCCTACCGCTCCTTTAACACCACTCAGCGTGTTGCCAACGTGAACGTCCACAAGCTGATCTATCAGTGCGCCTGGGGGGATGTGGGGTCCACAACGGTGACCAGGATATGTGGCAACGTCTGGTGTGGCAACCCTCTTCACATGGCCTCCTCCTGGAATCGAGGCTTACCACCTGAGCGCGTGCATCCATTTGAACGGGAGTACCAAGCTGAAAAGCTAATGCTTATTGCGCGGGCCAAACTTGAGAACAGAGAGCAAGAAGTTATACGACGTGACTACAAAGCAACAATTACACATCCATTGGAAGCTAAAGAACCGCCATATTATGATGAAGGGTAGGCATAATATCACAAGCTATAGTGGCACGTAATCAATCAACACAACGGCAAAGGACGGCCCAAGATCCGTTATTGATTGGTTCATTTAATGAAACTTCAATTCGCTATTTACAAGGCTCGTTAGGTCCCAAGAGTCAAGTTATTGCTGGCGGCTATGGTGGCGGTACGTACAACCACTGGTTCAAAGTACAGCTTGAAGCACCTGCTTGGTTAATTATTGCCAATGGCCCACCGCGTCCGCAGTACATTCAAGTATCTGCCTACGATCTCAACCGCAATCCAATTGAAGGGCGCGGTATTTTTGATGACGACAGCGTAGCTGTAAACGAAGAGGGTGTGTTCTATCCATATGTTGGGCACGTCATGGCGGCTCAGTCGGATACCTATAACTTCTTTGACCCACGGCGATTAGATAGAGGTGATGATCGTTACTACCCTTTGGAGATCGGTGCATACTTATTATGCATTTCCAGTACACGCAATGAACCTCTTGATTATGCTGTTGCACTAGTTGTTGAGATTGCGGATCTAGCACCTGTACTTCTTCTTGAAGATTACTCTCGATTACTCTTTGAAGATACGCCTGACGAAAGTTTTGTCTTGGCGGATACTACGCCCAACTATATCGGAGTAGAAGACCACGAACATTCATTAACCGAATGGGAGACGGCATGGAGAAGGGAACGCCAAGATTATGTACCGTTCCCTGAGGTTCTTGTTCCTTTAACTACTAAACCATGATTTCTTTTTACAACTGGTTAATTTGTAAATTGTTTAAACGTTGTTGCTTGGAAGTGAATAGGTCACCACTAAGTCCATTTGAACGCTATTGTGAAGAAAATCCTTGGGCAGCTGAAGCCAAGATCTTTGACCTATGACTGAACATGTTGAGATTACGACGGCGCAAAAAGATTGGGACGACTTTTTTGCCCCAGAGAATGATCCTCAAACTGCGTTTGATTCCGTGGATCCGGACTGGCTCGAGCTGTATATGGCTGGCGAGTATGGCGGTGAGCAAGAGCATGAAGCAAATAAACCAGTGGATGAATCGCCGTTCAACTACCAGGGTCCGCCGTCTGGATATGTCTTTGACCGGTAAGTTTGGGCCTAAGACCCAGGCTATCGCAATACGTCAGGTGCGCCAATGGTTGGATGAGATTCCTGCTGGCGATTCCATTTGCCTGCGTTGTGAATCAACTGTGCCAGACAAACAGTTTCGCGTATGGCAAAAATGGTTTGAAAAGCATGAGGATATTAATTGGGAAATATCAGAGGAACACAAATCTTTTTTCTTTTATAAATCTAAGTATTTAGATTAAACATTTAGATGTTTAGAATAAAAGAAACAATTGATTTAATGATGGCAATTTCTAAATATATTGAGACGGCGCTTGCAATTCACGCCGCAGCCAGTGCAATTACTGCGCTGACTCCTACCCCCAAGGATGACACGATTGTGCGTCGTATCTACAAAGTTATTGAAACGCTTGCCCTGGTGATTGGTAAAGCCAAAATGCGTTGATTAAGGCGTTGGCGGAATAACGGGTGGTGCCTTAGATTGATTCTTGCTACCTGGGGGACGACCACGTCTAGGGGTTGGTGTTCCAGTGATTGAATCAATGTGTGGAGCTGTTGGTTCCCTGCGTTCATCCTCCTTGCGGGATACGCCGTAAACAGCAAGAACACTTGTTACAAGACTAGAGATAAACGCCGCATCAATCTTGGTTGCAATACCGATGTAATTCATGGTCAATACAGCCAATGCCCATGTGAGGACACCAGCTGGTATGACTGTACTAAGGTAAGACCTAAGTTGAGTTGGCGTTAACTTAAGTTTCATGGTTGAAAAGTACGACCCCAGCCTGATGTTGGTCCTTCGGGCAACCAACGGGATTGAAGCATTTTGCGTGTATAGACAGCTCCTTTACCATTCTCTGGGGGGCCAGAGTAACCGTCATTAACAGAACCGTAGGGATCGTTAACAATAAAGTCACCGTTGGTTTTAAGACCACGCACCACGATCATGTGGCCGCCAGTAGGGGCTGACAAGGTACCACGGTGGAGAATACCGATAACAACAGGACGCCCGGCCTTCAGTTCTTTTTCAAGGTTGGCAAAGCCAAGATTCGTGTGCCATGCAGAGTTCAAACCGTAGCTCTTAAGCAGTCGACCCTGGGCACCGTGATCGGTAGTATCTCCGTAACCACCGGCGATTAATTTTTTGATGTACTCATCATCAGATTTGATTGCATCCGGTTTAAAGAAGGCAAGGCACATTGCGCAACTGGAGGAGTTACATGTGCGGTTTGCTTGGGTATAGTTGTCTGTTTGCAACCAGGCTGGGACAGCAAGTTTAATGTCACCAGTAGCAGCACTAGGCGTAGCAGCTGGTGCGTCGCCCACCAACCCATCCCAATGGCCAGGAAACAACCACCAAGTACCAGAGCCAAACGGTAATTCAACTTGAACGTGACCAGATTCTTCTTTTAAAATTTTAGCGTTCTCGTATGTTTTGCCCTTGGCAATACTAGCTTTTTGATCAGATGCTAATTCTGCGCCAGCAATCGGTTCTTTCTTGAGAAGTGTATCGTGAGTAGCGGTGAGAGTAATCACTTTATTCGTGGGAGAAGGGGCGGATGAACTACAGAACAAATCAGTTTCAGCTTTGCGACGACGAACAAGACCCGCCAGACCACCATTTGTCCAGCGCTTCAGTTCTTCCCGTGCAACAGTATTAGGATCTTCTTTGGCATTAAGCCTGCGGCGAAGCGTGGATTCTTCTAAGGCACCATTACCGCAATTAAATGCGAATGAAACCAGGGCATCAAACTGTTCTTGGCTAAGGGAAACAGTGATTAGTTTGGTGACACCTTCTTCAAAACGAACAAGATCTTTCTTAAGTAGATCCTCTGCTTCTTTCTCGGTAATGCGCATACCCTGACGTACGTGACCACCGGTAGACCCGTAGCCAATTGTAAGTACGTTTGACGAACAATAGTAGGCGTCCAGGCGTAATCCCTCAAACTCTTTAATAAGCTTGATGCCTTTATTTGAGATCTTCACGTTTATATTTTTGCTGACTCAATTCTACCTGGTGATAAACTTAAAGGATGCTCTAGTTCAACTAATAAACATGTGGAAATTTCTAGTATTCTTAAGTTTTTTGATCGGTGCTCCAGCGTACTCTCAAGTTGTTACTCCCAATTTCACCACCGGTACGGTCAATTCAACAACAACAGCAACACAAAACATAACAGAAACTTATCGAATCGAAACATATGGCGGTACGCAATATTCCGTAACCGGTTCCAACGTCACACCAACAGGAAACCTAGGTCCATCTGCAACGTATGCAGTAACCGATGCAACAAAAGACTTCAGTTACAGCCAGGTCAAACTCGATGCCGGGATCATCAGCACCACAGATTTAACACGCATTATTACTACTACCTCTGTTACCAACTCGTTGTCTGTCTTCTCGCAATAACACCGGCCCTGGGTCAGACTGGTAATACCAATGTCAATGCCAATCCCCAGGCTAGTTCCTTTGGTAGTGTTACGAACCAAGCCGTCCAAATAAACCAAGGTAGTTTTAACCAACAATCATTGGGTCCAGGTCTTGTATGCAGCGGGCCGACAATGGTTTTTACTCCTTTTTATATTGGTAATTCACAATTTAATGAACAAATAATCTCCGGTAATTACGGCGTTCAACTATCCTTTAGTGTGCCATTAGACAAAGAAGCAGTTAACTTATGTAAAGAATTAGGACGCAGTAGGTTATCAAAAGAAAGGTTAGATTATGAACTAGTAAGAATACTTAAATGTGCTGAGTTTTATAAAGCTGGTTTTGTTATCCGACCGGAGTCTCCTTATGCGCCTGTTTGCGCCGACGTGATTCCAGTCGCTGCCTTGACCACGTTGAAACTTTTTTCCCCCTCAATTTCTGTACCCGTTTCCAAGCCTGAGTAATAGCTGGTTTAAACACAGTTACTAGATGTTTGAACACTGCTGTTGCCGATAAAGTTGCTGCAACACTTATTGCACTTGTTGTAGCAGCAGCACTGATAATTTCAGCTTTTGGCACTGGGATTTGTATATCAGTCCCAGGTAAAGTAATAGATGTGGTCTCAGCTGAATGAGATGGACTATTTAATGTTGGCTTTAACGAAGACGTTGACTCATCTTCTTGTACTTCTGGTTGTATTGGTGGTGGGGCTACTGCCGTTGATGGTGGTGGGGCAGCTGCTGGAATCTTCTGTTCCTCAGAAGAAGGTTTTTGTTCTTCGGACGAAGTAGTCTGAGGAGGTGCTTCGGTAGTGCCAGAGTATGGAAGAACAATCGGTGGATAGCTCGGGGCTTCAACACGTGGCAAATCCAAGGCCGGTTTAGGTAGGAGCGGTACCGTTGGTATCGGAATATTAGGGGGAAGTAGTTTATCCATAGATGAATTATTGCATCATGGATCTTGGCAAGTTTGTTGGTGATCAATTAGAAGATGCCGCATCTCCTATTACGGGACGTGTAGATGAAATTATTACGCGTGTAAAAAAAATTGAGGTATTACTTGTAAATATCGATAACAAGCTAAAGCAACTTCAACCTGTTATCGATTTATTAAAGAAGTTTCGCTTGTTGTAAAGATCAGTAGTGAAGGTGACTACTCACCTTTGAGTAGGGCTACATCAGCCTCCAGAGCTTCAATGCGAGCTTGAGCTTCCTGAAGGGCTTTGATTGCCATCCAGTACATTTGCTGTTCTTTGACGCCTAGCCGTTCTTCCTGCGCGGGCGCATCGTCTGTCGCTTCCTTGGCTTCTTGGAAGATGGTGATCACTTCTGGGCAGCTTTCGGCCACCTGTTGAGCAATCACGCCAAGGTTTAGATCAGCATCATCGGGTTGGTCTTTGTACCGGAAGTTGACAATCTCCCATTCTTTTAAACATTCCCAAGCGCCAGCCGCAGGGCTAATGTCCTTTTTAGTATTAATATCGGAAAGATTGACGTTGTTGGCACTATAGTTTGCTAAACCACCATTATTCCTGATAGTTGCTTTGTTGTTTGTTGCATCAATACATGCAAGAAAAGCGTTGGTGTCATTTGGAGTTACTGAAGGATAAACAATTTTTATTCCGTTCGTCGCAACACCGTTATTTGTGTTTGAGTTAGTAACTCTAAAGGCGTAGCTCCCAGGAGCATTTCTCTCAAATACATGGGCGTCGCCATCTGCTGATGTTGTGCCAGCGTACACAATTCCGCCCTTTGTAATCCTCATCCGCTCCGTAGGAGTAGCCGCGTTATTTGCAGTAGTAGAGAA